TTTTTTCCAAAGAGGAAGTATTTCCTCAAATAATATAAGTTTTATCATACATTATGGTTTACCGATGTTACCACTGTATAAATAGTTGGCCATATCTGCAGTGCCCACACTTACGTCCGCATGGGGAGTAGAATCTAAATCTTCCAGAATATTTCCAGTAATTTCTTCTGCATCAGTAATATAGAAGAAAACAGTGGATACTTCTGTTGAGTAATTCGTAATCTTGGAAATAATCAACTCAATTTTTTCGAACTCATCTTCAGGTAATACAGTAGGAATATTGACGAGAAATCCACCTGATTCTGGGTCCAGTTGAACAAAACTTTCATACTTTTGTTTTTGTGTAGCATCCAACCATTGCATAGTATATGTGATATTATCACCAACAACAGTAGTAACATGACTGAATCCTAAAGAACCAGTATCCATTACAATCTTAGGAGTAGAACTACTCAATGTTCCAAGATAATATTTGTTGTCCCCTGAAAAATCACCGTTGATAATTTGAACAATCTTATTTTGATTACTGGTAAAGTTTTCTCTGTTAAACAGAATAGAACCCTTAACTGAGATTAAAGATAAAAGATTTAAAACTTCAGCATGAGTTGGCGGAGATGTAGAAATTGATTGCATCAATGCTGCTGCAGCAGTAACATATGGTGCAGCGAAAGAAGTACCACTTACTCTCGCATAAGAACCACTTATCGAAGCAACATCTACATCAACTCCTGGCGCAAAGATGTCGAGGGTTTGTCCATACGGTGAAGTTGCAGATGCATCTGCTGCTGCAGTAGCAGTAAATCCTGCGACAATATCATCATCATCAATAGCACCAACAGTAATAACTTCAGGCATACCCGCTGGAGTATAATTAGAGACATCATCTGCTCCATTACCAGCAGAACAGACAACAATGCAACCTACCGAAATTGCACCAAGGAACTTGTTTCTCAAGAAAGGACTGTATGGAGTCGCCCAGCTAGCATTGATTGTTACGTTTTTAGATGGATTATTTTGTTTAAATTGTTTGATCTCATCCAGAACACCACCTAACTGAAGAATCGTAGGTTTTGTATCATTGTCGAATACTTTATAGTTATAGAGTGTGACGTTTTGCGTAATACCTACCTTTTTACCAGCGATACAAGAAGCAACTGCAGTTCCGTGACCTTGATTATCTGCGTAAGAACTATAGGATAACTTACCAAAGTTTACAATCTCAACACCTTGAAGTTCGGCGTGAGGATTAATACCAGAGTCAATGACAAAAACTGCTGGTTTATTTGTTGTATTAATATCAAATGTATTGAATTCTTTGAACGGTCTAAAGCGGTTAGAGACTCTGCGCCTTGCCCAATCATTCGGTGTCGTGATTGATGATCCTGAAAGTTGTGACAGAAGTTTTATTTCAGTGTCTGCGCAATCAATATTACCAGAGCAAGCATCGTAAAATCCAATAGGATCGGAAGTCTCTACTACTGAATACGATCCTGCAGTCGAGACTACAGTATGTTCTGGGCATCTAGATAAATCTGCAGTCGGAACAATGAGTGTTATTGGTGACGCATCATACGAAACTTCCGCACCAGGATAACGCATTGCGTATGTGAATAGATTTGCATCAACAGTAATACTGGTTGAATCTTGACTTGAACGCCCAACTTTACTGGCGAAACTGTTTCTTTTTTCTGCAGTTTCAAAGAGAACATTAAACGACATTAGATTTCCTTAATTTTTTGTTTCAATATATTTATTCGTGTTGAAATCTCAGGAGCGACAGTTATAGGATTATTTGTGTAAAATCCAGCAAAATTTCTAATTGGTTTGCGAAATTGTTTTTCGAAAGTCCACCCATCGCCTGTCATCTCTTCATAATATTTCTTTATGGTTTCAAATCCATTGTATTTTTGCTCTTGAGGTATTACATCATACCCCATAGTTTTATAACTAAGAATCTTTGACTCGTATCTATGCATTGCATCGGTAGTACTAACATATGGCGTAAATATTGTTGCCATCAAAGAAAGTCTCCAATCCTGTAACCAAAAACTACCTATAATTGGAAAGTTTATTTCTTGTGAGTATTTACACCAGTCAGTTTCTTCTTTCGTAGGTGTATACCATGAAAAATCTGTGAATTGTGTTAAGTTATTACCACCGAAAATAGCAGAGGTATATCCTAGGTCTTTCAATTTTCCTGCCAGATATAAATGCACTGCGAATTGTGGACTTGAGATTTTATACTTGGTGGCAAAATCATATAACTGATTGTTTAAAAACCATATAACATCCAAGTCAATTAAACGTGGAGTTATGTTTCGAGTCTCACAAAACTTTATAGCATGACTGACATCATGTATATTATGATCATCTAGGAAGTTAAATATCACAACTTCAGGCGTAACTCCTGCATACAGGAAGGTATCTACAACAGTTTGACTATCTATACCACCACTAAGACATACAGCAGGTCGATTGCCAACTGAAGATGGTAGATTCATTACTGCAAGTTTACAATTTTCTTCTAGTGTTGCTGAATAAGCAACGTCCAGCATTTCTTCTGTGATGTTTACATTCCAGACCATATCGGTATCTGTAAATGAAACAGAGATCCAATCATCTAGAGTGCCTTGCATTACTCAACACGCCATGACGTTGTGTTCAATTTAATATTCGTTGGCCAATCACCCTCGGTAAATGACTTATCATGGAATCTCAACTCATTTGTTGGCATGATACAAAGTCTGCCATTGTCTAGTTCTATGAACATAAACTCTTTAGACTGCGAGGGATGCATACTGTAACCATCGTTCATGGGAATGGCAGTAAACAGATACCGACCAAACTCTCCAGTGCTGCGTATCTCTGCTCGCTGAGTGTTTAGATAATCATATCTAACAACTGAGAACTGATCACCATAGCAATCCCATACCTGTGTATCATCAAGTCTCCAAAATGGCTCTGGTTCTGCAGAAAATGCCAAAGCATGCGGCGGAACACTGCGCCAGACGGCACCACATTCTAACATAACATGACACCCCCATGAGTGTCCAGGTTTTGAATGTAATGCAAACCAGATACAAGGTTCGAAAGTATATGGTCCTACACCCTTACGAATGAACGAGGAGTCAACCCAACAGTATATATGATGTGGGATGTTTCCCGAACCAGTATAAAGCATTACTCGACTTCAAACTCTTTGACTGTTTGGAACTGCGCCTTACTTACGAAACCAATGCCCAATAGAGTATCTACTCGATTAGATGCATCAGCATAATCAATATATGTGCCATCATCGAACCACCACCAGCGATCTAGACCAAGAATCCAACGTGGTTCGCGGCGATACTCGACCAACCACTTACCATCTGTTCGATGAATACGTAACTTTGTAATTCGAATATGGTCAAACTCTACACCATATTCGTTGGCGACTAACTCGCTCATACTTTCCTCCACATGGCATACTTTGCTTTTGCCGATAGACCGTTGAATGTATTATGATTTATAATACTCTGAATTTCATCTGTTGTCATTCCATTTTCAATCATCTCATTAATATCTTTTCCTGGAACATCTGGCCAGATAACCATCTTATATCCCATATCAATATACTTATTCATCAACTTACCAACATCTCTGTTCTTTGGTTGGTTATCGAAAATAATTGTTATGTTTTCTTTTGGGATCGGGAGTTGATCAATCTTTCCGAAAGAGGTTCCAGCACAAGCAATAGAATTATGCAGAAAAAGGGAGTCAAGAGGCCCTTCGACGACGAATACTTCTTGCGTAGGGTCGACCTTATCCAATCCAAAAATCGAGGGCGCATCTTCATCTACCTTAATGTTAATATAACGAAGTGACTCGCCTCTGATTCCGCGAAGGCTAACAACAAGTAGTTTGCCAGTGCCATCAAAAAAAGGAATCGCGAGTCTCGGTTCCGATGTAATAATCGATTCTTTGTATTTGTCATTAAGTTGTATGACATCTTTAACATTAGGTATGAAATACAACCGATCAAAAGCATCGCGAGGAATTTTGCGGTTAATAGCATATTGGACTGCCTCATTATCATCTGGTAGTGTATCGAGACGATCCATAATCGAGTCGATTAGTTTTGGTTCAGGTTTCTTTGTAAACTTTGGTTCTTCAAACTTAAGAACTTGTTCGACATTCTTATGTGCATTGGCACGACCATGCCCACCATCAGCATAACGCTCAACGACATACTGACTGTATTGGTTGGGATCAAAGTTCTTCAGGAAGGTTCCGAAGTGATGACTAGCGCCACATTTGTGACACTTGTAATACAGATCCTGCTTACCACGATAGAAATACCCACGTGCTCGTTTCTTATTACGCTGTGAATCACCACAGAGGGGACATCTGCAGTTGAATAGATCCTGTGATTTTTTCTTGAAGTTCTCGAGGCGATGCGCGATCGCGTTCAGATACTTGATGTCAATATATAAACTCATAATATAGTTATACCTCGAAACGAGGGAAAAGTAAAGCTTTTATTGGATAAATTTCATAAGCAATGGAAGTATCTTGGTGATGATAGCACCGATGACAATACCACCACCTATCATAAGATACTTGGTTTTTTCCAATTTGTCAATACGATTTTTATTTTTTTCTTCTTCTTTATCAACAGAACCCTTGAGGTCTCTGATAGCAGCAAGCATCTTGTCTTCAGTTGACTGAATCTTTGCTTCAAGTTCACGAGTCGTTGTTGTGATACGCGAATGTAACTCGGCGTTACTTGCCTTGGTTTCTTGTCTGTGCACTTCTAAACTCTCATAAATGTCTTCGTTGACTGTTTCTTGTGCGTCGAGTTTAGTTTCATGGACAGCGAGCATCTTATTGATGCAGTTGGAAACATCACCAATCTTTTCGATGGCGAGATCGAGACGACTGAACACGACCTGAATTTGCTTCAGATCGTGCTCAATTACCGCGACTTTTGTTTCCAAAGATTCCAATTACTTCGCCTTTGGTTTGCGGACTTTTTTTACAACTGCCTTGACTTCTTTGACCTTTGCTTCTGCCTTGTCAACTGCTGCAGTAATCTCAGCGAGATCGACCTTGCCGTCCTTGTTAGCATCAACAAATCCGAAGAGTTTCTTTAGTGCGTCTTTAATTTGATTTAGCATATTCTTATCCCCATGCTGCGTATTGTTTAGTTTTCTTGATACGGTCATCTAGACCATGCGTCCCACCGTTTACACGACGAGTAATCTGACCGATAACTGCATCAGTTACACCCTTGTCAGCGATTGCGAATAGACCGTTCTTATTGAAGAACCACAGTGCTGATTCGAATGCTAGTTCAGTTGCGACGATGTCTGGATTTGTCAGAACATCAGGACGTTTAATGTCCTTGGCGAATGCAGTATAGTTATCCTTACCAGTCAACTGGATCGGACCACGACCACGGAACTTATATCCATCGCCTGAAGATTCTGGACCATTGCCCATACGATTAGCATAGACCTTGTTGGCAATCTTTTCTGGTTTGCGAGCATATCCAGCAGTCGATGCGAGTGTTGGGAAATACTTCTTGAAGATACCATTCAGACCCTTGTCTGAGTAGTTTAGATTCTCAGAGAATACCTTAAATCCACCTGACTCGTGAGCACACTGTCCGAAGAAGTGTGCTGCTTGAGCAGTCGACAACTTGAAGTAATCTTTTGCTGCCTTAAATGTTCCTGGACCCCACTTACCATCAGCGCCGACACCACACTTCGCTTGAAGTGCTGCCATTGGACCAAGACCTGTTACAGCAGGAGGTGCTGCCTTCGGTGCTACCTTAGCAACCTGAGCAACTGTTTCTAGAACAGGAGCACCTGCTTCTTTGGTTGTGCTTGGATCGAAGTCCTTAACAGGAGTATACTTTGTGCCACCTGCCTTAGACTTAGTAGCAACCAGACGCTGCTTGCGGTTTCCGCCTTCTTTCTTGATTGAAGCATGTACCCAACCAGAGTTCTTATCACCAGCGGCATAGAATTCTAGGATGACTTGGTCAAACTCTAGATTGTCAGCAACCCAGTCAGCAACCTTCTTATTGTCAACACCCTTTACTTCAAAGTCAATCGCTTGACCATTAACGTGCTGGGAAGTTGCCGAACCACCAACTGCCTTATTGACAAGTGGTGCACGATACGAAGAGTTGATTGTTACTGGACCAAACTTGGCACGAACAGGTTCGAGAATCTTTTCGCAGCAGTAGCGCATGTTCTCAATGTGTGCAGGAGTTGGTGTGTTAGGAATGCCAAGACGCTTTGCGGTTGGCGATACAATCATTTCTGCGAGAGTAAAATGTTCAGTTAGTTGTGTCATTATCTACTCCTTAGAATGGACCGAAGTCGTCGTCGCTGTCTTTATACTTGTCGACCGCTGCCATCAGTTTGATTTCAGTGTCTGCTTCGATCGACTCCGCCTTGGCATGTTCAGTATGCGCTTCGGCGATATGTTTATAGTCAGTCTTGCCCATTTCTTGGACCTTGACGTTAGGATCGAACTCAGAAACTTTCATGTTCATCATGGTAGCAAACGCACCAACGAAGGCACCAACAATCATCGAGAATGCTGGACCAATAATCTTGAAGATCTCATTGTTATCGATCATTGCGTTTGGCATAAACAATCCGATCAACATCATGATCACAACTGAAAGCATGATAGATCCCAGCGTAATCGCTGCCATCTTCATGATCATGATCTGGACTTTACCCTTTTCGATCTCTAGTTTTTCTAGAGAGTCGATATTGTTAGATACCTTTACGAAATCCAATAATCCCTTCATATTACTTCCTTCTTACCAATACAGGAGAACTTGAGTTGTTCTTCTTTTTATATTTTTTCTGTTGTCTTTTGGTGATTCCAGGTTCTGCTTGGTTTGGTTTGGTTGGATGCGGAATACCAATCCCAGCAACTCCACCACCAGCAACACCCATCTCTTCCATAAACTGTTTAAACGAACTAATCTTTCCTGCCTCTAGTTCTTCGGCGAGGTCTTTAACGTCTTGGCGTTCTTGTGTCATATAAAATACTTCCTCTAATACGTCATCATCATATTCTATCTGTTCCCTTACTAGAGCAACTGCAGTAGCAAACGATAGGAAGTTCTTATTTTCCAGCGGAATCTTTTCAATGATTCTTTTTAATCTAAATACCATTCTATGAAGCAAACTATATGCCTCTTGTTCTTCCGTGGTATTTATCTCATTCTCTTTCTTCAATCGATTACCATGCTTATCAATCAACCCCAGACGAAATGCATCTTGTTGATCGAAAGGTGTAGTCAACAACCTTAGAATTCGATATGTTATTAGTGCATCTACAAATCTAGACATTAAGTTCCCTTAATCTTGTAACTATGTTGTGGTCCAAGTTGACTTCAACCATAGAACTACTTGTCATTCTGTTGAGAAACACGAGGAATGTTTTCAAGTAGTGCCAATATTTTTCTTCTATTTTATAAAACAGCATCTTAGTTGCCGCATTACCAAACACATTATATAAAACAATTATATGATTTAATATCAAACGCTCGTTCAAGACATCAGTTTTTTCATATCTCTTAAACAATCGTTTGATATATTTAAATCTCTTTAGGTCTTCTTCTAAATCAGGCATCCCATTACAACTGGGATTGTCATAATTTTTTATCGCGTAAATCAAGAAGGTATCATTATTTAAATCAAGCATATTATGTTACAGTCGCTGTTCCCCCAAGGAAATACCAGTTCCCTGCCAAGAATATTAGAGTAGCAGTATCACCTGCCGAGTTAAAGACAATCGAAGAGTGACCAATATTAGAATTGATTGTCAATGCATGATTAGCATTGTTGCCGACCATCACAATAACCTTAATCTGACCATCTACACCATCAGGAATAGTCAAAGTTCCTGCACCATCTGGTGAGTTGATTCTTGTTACTAGTGTAGAAACGCTGATGGCACCAGCAGAAGTTAATGTCTGCACGGTGCCACCAAGAATCAGATCGTCTTGTAAAACTACGGGAACTGGAATGCCACCAAATAAATTGGCAACAGTAACCTTATGATCGTATGGACTTGTCGCTGGTTTCACGAGATACAGGACATCGGTCGGTGAGACCGATGTCGCTGCAATCATGGCGGTTACTTTACTGTCTGCCATTAGTTATTAATCCTCTGGGAATTCGATGTCATCAGCAGCATCACTAGTGATACCGTTCTTAGACAGTGCAACCAGAACTTCATACTGGATACGACCAGCATGAGCACCTGTTAGAACCTTACGCTTTACCCAACCAGTGTGAGAAACTGCACCAGATTCTGCGTTGTCAACACCTTGGTTTACACCGAGCGCTGCATTAGCAGTTGCAGTTGTTTTACCAACAACATCAAAATACTGAGCATTGTTACCCGTTCCAGAAATTAGAACAAGAGTGTATGGTTTGTATGTCAAACCAGTTGGTGTACCCGCTGTTGTTGTCAAAGCACTGCCATCTTCACCCGTTAGAGTGAACCCAGTCACAGATGGCGAAGTGCCTGTAACAGCAGAGACAGTATAGATATTTCCTGATGCATAACCAGAAATAGTACCAGTTCCACCTAGTGTTCCAGTAATCACAATACGATCACCAGCAGCTAGAGTTGTTGCGGTGCAAGTAAACTCACCAGCAGTACCAGAGATGGCAACACCAGCAAGAGCAGTGCGACCAGCAGCAGCAGAGGTAGAAGCAGCAAGACGGAACAGACCAGTTGTGAATCCAGCAGCAGAAACAAAGTAGGATGTTGCGTTTGATAGACCAGTAATAGCAGTACCACCACCGTGATAATACTTGATTTCATCAGCGGCAACCAAACCATGCGAGGCATATGTAAACTTTTCTTCAGCAATAGTTACTGCCGAAGTTGCAATAGTGCGGCGAGGAACATCAATTGATACTGTTGGTGCAGTTTCATATGATGAACCATTGTTAGTTACAGCGATTGCGGTAACTGCACCACCAGAAATGGTTGCAGTAGCCGCAGCAGAGGATCCACCACCACCAGAGAATGCTACAGTTGGAGTTTCAGTATAACCCGAACCACCTTGGATCAGAGCAACCGCCGAAATATAACCACCTGATTGGTCGCCGTGAATTTCAGTGCTTCTTACACCGAATACTTGTGTCGATTCAAAGTCAGTCGTTGAAATCGAAGCAATTGATGTTGGTTTTTCATTGACTGTATACTCTTCCGCAGAAAAGGCAGTAAGAGTTGTTCCTGGATTTGCGTTAATCACTGTAGCAGATGTGTCACTTGCAATAGCAGTCAAAATCATTTCTTGGTTACCAACGCGAACAACCTGACCAATTTCATTATCCGTCTCAAAAAACGTATCAGTTCCAGTAAGTGTTCCGCGACCAAGCGAAAGCGGTACTGTGAAAGTATGCGATGCACCAACACCATCAGTTGAAGCAACAATGGTTGGAACATTATGAAGTGCATTTGCTTCTGACGTTGCGACGCTGAAAGTATTAGCAGTAACATTAGTTACATAGTAGGTGCTACCTGAAGTCAGACCAACTACCGAAGTTCCGCCACCGTTTGCATATGCAACAGGATCGCCTAGTTGGAATGGATGACCTGCTGAAGTATACACACCAGCGGCATGACCTGTAGCAGCATTGAAAGTGATAGCAGGTGCAGTAAGAGTTACTGTACCGTCTGATGATGCATTATCTGATTTACCCCATGCGGACATTAATTGTCTCCCTTTTTAAATTCTAGATCTACGTGATTGAAAAATTCTTTTCGTTTCGATTCATCAAGTTCCGAGGGAGACTTGATGCCATATTCATTAAGTGCAGATTCAAATGCAGTCTTATATGACTCGTTCATTTTCTTTACTGCATCAATATCTTCTTTAGTCAACTTCTTGACTGCAGTTTCGATGCCCTTGTGGCGCTTCGATAACTTCTTCTCCAGCGGATTATTTGATTTATACGGAGTCGATGAAGAAATTGCTGTTCCGTCCTTTATACCGCTTCTGTATGAAGTCATGTCAATAGAGTCTTTTGCTTTATTGATGTAGCGACCAAGTGTTCTTTTTGAAACCTCATCGACCTGTTCGACTTCTTCCTTGGCAAGATTCTGACGTAAACTCTTGTAATGGCGAATCGCAGTTTTGCGCTCAGAAGATCCAGATGGTGTCTTTATGAGATCCGCATACGCTTTTTTGATTTCTGGAGTAGTATTACCTTCATCCAGTTCAACATCTTCCTTAGTCATCTTAGATTTATTCATCGATTGAATTCTACTCAACGCTTGAGCAGCAACCTTTTTGCGAGTTACTGAAGAGTGCACCGAAGATGGGAAATGCGTATTAACTGCAGATTGAATAGCAGTATGGATACTGTCATGCTTACCTGCTCTGACATGTAGATGTGCGGTTTTTGCTACATCTGCCACTGATGCTTCGGTAATCTCGACTTCTTCTTTGGTCAGTTTATCAACTGCTCTTTTGATACCTGTTTCGCGGTTCTTACGAAGACGCTCTGCTTTATCATAAGTGTGTTGGTTAAATCTTTTGCCGAAGTGTCCTGTTTCACTGTCACCTTGGTAAGCAGCGATTTTTGTCAGAGGAACATTCTTCGGGGACATTACATTCTTTGGTTGCTCAGCACCAGATGCTTTCTTAACATAAGAACCAAGTGTTGCCTTTGAGATCTCATCGACCTGCTCAACATCTTCCTTGGTAAGTTTCTTAACTGCAGTTGAAATGCCTCGTTCGCGCTTACCAATAGTGTCAAAGTTTTTCTGAGATCTTTCGTCTTTAGCAATCTTCAACCCAGCAGTAACACCTTGGGTGCCAATCTTAGTTGCCGCTTTCTTGATGTAGCGACCCATAGTTGCCTTAGAGAGTTCGTCGATTACCTCGACTTCTTCATTCTTCTGAGCATTCATTGCTTTCTTAGCAAGGTGCTTAGCAACGTTCTTTACTGGGTTACCATACTTGTCTTTGCGCTCGCCGACTTTTCTATATGGACCTTCGAATGGCATTTTTTCTTCATTCATCTCACCTTGCATATAGTTGCTTGCGGTTGAGATATAATCTTCTGCCAAAGTAATCTTAGACTGCACCCACTCAGGGAGATTGGTGTCATCAGAAAGCATGTCATGCATACGTTGCGAGTTAGCAATGATTGACTTCAGTTGACCCATTGCCATGTCGCCTTCGTAGTCATACTCTGTCTTTTCTTTTGCTTCGGTCGCATATGACTTGGCACCAGCACGTGCCTTATTGAATACGGTATCATCACCGAGAACAATGAACATCATCGAACTGATGAACATGTTCATTACATCACGTTCAGCACCCTGAAGTGACATACCAGCATGCATTCTAGAAATGGCACGCTTCAACAGTGGCAGCGAACTTGTTGGCATCAGACCAGCACGAACCAACTGGTCGAGTCTACCGTCCATATCCATCGCTTCAGTCATGGTTGACCTGATAACTTGTTCTAGTCTCATTAAGTGTTCCTCTAATCTTTTATCTATTTATATTACTTTGAGGTTGCGCGAAGCATCCACATGTGCTTTGCATGAACATCAAGTCTTTCCTCGAGGAGATTTACTAGACCTCTGTTACCTGCTGTATCTGCCATTTTATGTGCAGTATTCAATGCTTCTACTACTGCAACGTTGGATTCAATCAAGTCTTGAAGCATCGACGGGACACTGTTACCATAGATTGATGAGTCTTTAATTGTTGCAATACTTGACAAGGTATCCAAACCATATGGAGCATACACATCTAATGCACGAATCTCTTCAGCAATCTTATCAATCGCAGCAAATAGTTCTTCATAGAGTGTTGAAAAGAAGTCATGCAACTGAGAGAAGTCTTTACCCTCTACGTTCCAATGATGACCTTGTGCTTTGAGATACATCGCAAAAGTATTTGCGAGTACTATCTTCATTGATGTGCTTAGTTCTTCCATGTTAACAATTCCATTTTCTTAGTGCTAGTGCCTTGCGAGTCGGACGACCCTTTTCATCTTTCATTGGTCCATCAACGCCAGACATTCTAGCACAGAAAGACTTACGACGACCTGCTGCCTTACTACCTGCCTTCAGTTTTGATGGAGGAGTAGTAACTGGTGCCTGCAGATTGCTGCCATATTTGTTGTTGTAATGGTCGCGACCCTTCTGCGTCAGACCACCAGTAGAACTCTTATGACCCTTACCGTCAACTGCTGCTTCAGTAATAAATTGTTTGAAAGATAGCATTACTTTTTCTTTCTTGTTCTGCTGTTCTTAATTCTGGATTGCTCCAGTTTACGAACTGCTGGCATGACTCTGACAGATAGGCGAGCAACCATTGGTGCCATACGCTTTATCTGTGCTTCGAGGCGTGTCTTTTCAGCAGAAGATACTGAAGAAATATCTCTATTGCGCAGTAGTCTCTTGTAAACCATACGACGAGCAGCACGAACTGATCTCGATTTAAGTTTTTCTGGTGAAGACACACGCTTGATTGCAATATTTCTTGCCATCATTCGACGACTCTTAGTGCGCATCGCATTGAATTTTTTCTTGAGGCGACCAGAAGGTGTAATACCTTCCTCTAGATCTTCACCCTCATCTTCTTTTTCAGGTGTCTCATCATATTCAATTTCATCTTCGTCATAGAGATCTACTAAGTCATCCCATGAGAGAGCAAGAACATCTGCTTCTAGTTCTTTTTCAAATGCTTCTTCGTCGAAATCTTGAAAGCGAATGTCTTCATCATCATGCGAAATTACTGGTGAGATCTGATCACCTGAACCCTTGTGCGCTTCATAGGAATCAACGTGGTGTGTTCCCATTTCAGCAGTGTCGCACATCTGGCAGCAATCAGGTGTCCCGCAATTCTCATGCGCTTCTTCAGCAATAGTCTTCATAAATTCTGAGTGAGATTTATGAGCACGCTTCTGTAGTGCTTCTTTTTCAATAGAAGTCTTGGCAGAGTTATACTTCGACATGAAAATGTCAGCATGATTGGGAGCAATCGTATGATGCTGACCATCTTGGAAGTGGACCTTGGATCCAATGCTTACTGCTTTACGCAGTTGCATTACAAGGTGCGGTGCTTCCTTTGCCTTTTCTGCTTCTTTTTTCTTAGCAAGAGTTTTCTTTGCTCTTGCAATATTCTTTGGATCTGCTAGTGTTTGTCTAACCTTTGCTTGGAATTTAGCACGTGCTTCAGCACCCTTGGCAGAGATCTCAGCAAGATAACCTTCCTTGATACCACCGCAATACTGTGTTGTTACATCATCGTAACGTGGATCGAAAGTTGGGATCTTGTCTGCTGCCATTGATTCTTGTCCAGGAGTCATAGCAGCATACTTCTTGCGTAGTTCTGGGCGACCCCATTCATTGCTCTTACCGAGTTCTTCTTTGACATTACCCTTAGTATCAAACTTCTTAGGTTTTCCACCCTTTGCTTTGAACGCAGCAATTGCATCTGCAGTTGAGGTTGAAGATCCAGGCATCACACCCTTTTTCTCTGCTCTATCCATTGCTATATACTGCTTTCTTGCAGCGAATGGATCTTTGCCTGCTTTGCGATAGTTATTGTATTCGTCAACCTGCTCAACTTCTTCTGGAAGCACGGAAGACTTAGTAACCTTTGACTTGAACATCTTATGATCAACACCGACTCTCTTAGCAGCAACCTTGTGAGCATGAGCAGTGTTCTGTGCCTTAACGTGAACAGAACCAGCAGCGACTGCTTTACCAGCGTGTTGCTTAGGGAAGTCTACCTTCCACATACCGTATGCTTCTTCAAGTTCAACTTCTTCGTGCATCTCTGGTTTATATTTCTTTTTGAATTCAGAGAATCTGCTGGTGATGTTTTTGTCAGTTGGATTATCAGCGATATGGCGACCATGGGGAGAGTCTAGGAAATGCTTCACCATTACGTTTGGTTTCTTCGCATCTTGAAGATGTCCAGCATCACCCACCAGTTTCTTAGCATAACGGTGCATGGCGGAATATCTCTTATCTTTCTCAGCATCGTCGCGTGCTTCGACAGTACCATGGTAACCATAACCCTTGTTACCTGAAGTAACACGAGTCAATGCTTCTTCGATCTCTAGCACCTTGGCATTCAATGGTTTGCGACCTTCTTTCTCAGTTGCTTTTTTATATGCAACATCCATATCTTCGTCTTTGTCACTCTCTTGTGGTTTCAGACCAGGATTTGGATGATAACCATAGTCACCCTCTTCTGGGAATCCCTTTCTAGGATACTCCTTAGAATCTGCTTTTTCTGCAACTACTGCCTTTGCTTTGGCAATAATATCGGTTGCTTCAGGCACACAGTTAGGAACCTTGCGTCCACCCTTCTTCTTCATGCCTACCATTTCGTATCCCTTCCAGCAAGGATCGTCTTGTTTTCCAGGTTTCCCGATATACTTTTTTTCTGCCATTATTTTTTCGCTTTCTTGTTTAGTTCGTCGATCGCTGTCTTGTTATCCGCAATCCATTTCTGAAGAGCAATCAATTGCTCGGAGTTTGCTTGACAGGTTGCGTAGTTTCCGACGATGGTGAAGAGGGCATCAGTGTCTTTAAACCCTGAGGAGGACGCATCAGCACTTCTGGTGGCGTCGGCATCACTGCCTGTGGCACTAATGTCGTGCGTGAACACCCACCCATTAGAAAGCACAGACTGACTAGGCACAACAGTTTTAGCGGCATCGCGGTAGACATATTCTTTTTCCCTAATTGTATTTACACGGTCAACATATTGAGTCACCACTTCAGTGGAGATCTCTGAATTTTTCTTTTCCATATCTGCAGTTAATGTTGCATTCTTAGCAGCAAATCTTTGCAGTTCCACCTCAGCATAAGCGGATCCCTTCATGTAACCATAAACAAAGACACCAATAAATGCTGCAGCAATAGCGAGCAACTTATATGGCAATGGAATCATTCTGAGCATATCAATTTCCCTCAATTATCCTATATTTATTCTTATGAATTTGCTATCAATAGAATACTATATTCACAAGACGCCGCAGTACCAGCGTTCGCGGCAATCATCGTAACATCTAAGTCTGTTTTCTCTGGCAGTTGCAGAGGAACAGCGAACGTATAATCAAAAGTTGATTGATAAAGCAAGAATGTCATGGCACGATTGAACGATCCACCATATAATCTATACTTGAAATACCCTGTTCCGTCCTGACCCTTACCAATATTAGCAGTTCCCTGCATCATATATGCAGTGTATCCAGCAGGAACAGTGTATTGTGCACCTTGCCCGATACCGTCGCCAGCAGCGATATGTCCGACTGTTGAACCATTTCTTTCGAGGTGAATCTCACCTGCGTTGCTAGTAGAACTACTATTATATCTTACAGAATTGATACGGATAAATGAACCAGATGTCACAACAGGAGTTGTTCCATTTAACGTAATTGTTTCTGTCTGTGTCGCCCATGTGGTGGAATTTAGACCACTGATTATAAGAGAACCAGTGTCACTGGCAGAAGAACTGTAACAACTTAGTGTTCCACCTGCACCCCACCCAGACCAAGGATAAATTACAGAGTGTGACCAGAAACTTTCCTCGACTCCATTAGAAAATGCAGAATTGACACCTGTCTTAAAAATACCAGACATACCTGACACTAGACCACGAGCAATGTTCAATCCGAATGTGCTATTCTCAGAGACGGCAGCACCACCTGCTTGTGTGACAGGTAGAGGATTAGCAGTTGTTACGAGTTCACCATCGGATGTTACAAGACCGTGGGTCTCATAGAATTCGTCATTCGCTCTAATCTGTGCCATCTTAAATTCCTAGAAACTGTTTGAATGAAAATGACTCTTGGATTCCAAGACCACGTCGAACATCTTTATACATCTCACGTTTATGTGCAGTTGACATAGAACTTGGTGCCATTGAATGAAATGTTTTCTCATCACCAGAAGATGCCGCCTTGCGCATCTTAGTAGCAGATGCACCAGCGACACCTTCATCAGCATCAGTTCTGGTTCCACCAACTGTCTTGACTTTGATCGAATCAAAATTGAAATGACCATGGCGACCTTCGACATTATTATACTTGTGTATTAATGTGTGATATTCATGTGCTCTATCAGATCCAGCATGAACAACTAGATTCTTGACACCTTGACTGTGTAACTTAGACAAGTGATGAAGCAGAGTTGGTGCACCCTTACCCAATGCTTCGACATTCGCAGCAGGAAATGCTCTCTTAAGATGCTTGACTTTAAGATCTGGAGTCAGCGGATTCTTATTGCCATCATGCGTTGCAGTAGTAAGGATTGTATGGTGTGCATTGTCTTGCCTTGCAGCATTAAGAACATGATTGATCATCAGCGCATGACCAGCATGAACAGGTGCAAATCTACCTATTGTCAAGTGATGAGTTTCGCTCATTATCCTCTGCTCGCTCTTAAGATTTCACTACGTGCACGATTCGCAGCGGAGAATCCTTCGCGGTCAACAATCTTCAGACCATTGTGGACATATCCTTCACCACCTGATGCAGCACCACCAATTGATGTGCGGAAACCACCTGCTCCAGAAGAATCGATTCCTCTAGCAAGGTGGTTAGTTGCTTGTTGTAGGTGGTGGTGGATTTCAAATGTATTATAGAATTGTTTTTGGTTCTTAGAGACATGATCAATCATGTCATCCATTATCTTTTTCTTAGCAGTTTTTGTCTTTTCCGTCTTGACAGCATCAATCTTTTTCTGATGCCACTTGGCAAGATAACCTTTATACCCCTGTGCCGAGGGTGTCTCGTTAGAAGTAAGAGTCGAATTGATATACTGTCTAAGAGTTTGCTCGTGTCCAACATGATGATCATGACTATGCGATGCCATCATTTGTTCTGCCTTTTTCAGATGTTCATCTGCTTTAGACTTATATTCTTTCGGGATTTTGTTTTCGTCATTAGAAACAAGGTGCTGAACAAGATGAACATCAGGATGATTGTTAAATCCTGCTAGACTTGCCAGCGGTTTGGCACCAGAGGAAGTTAGTTTGCTATGAATTACAGCACTTACTTTAGATTTGGCAAGTGCTTTACCCTCAGGACTATCAGCGTCTGTGTCATATTTAATTGTGTTTGGTGTGTGAGAGATGACGCCGTTCTCATGCTCTCTAGATTCTCGATCTGACATGTATCCGCCCTGATACTCGCCTGGAGTATGCGGAATAACTTTAGGAAGATGTTGTAATAGTAATCCCAGAGGTTTAGCGAGGTATGGTTTGTGACCATGCTGCTTTTCAATATCATCTTGGGAGAAATTGTAGGAAGAACCTGTTCCCTTATACTTAACACCGACTTTACCGTCTGCTCTTCGAATAACATTGAATGACATTTTGTCATCAATCTTACGAGTCATGCTTGGTGCTTTACTCGAAGAAACTTGCTTCAGAGTTCTTAGTGCATGTTTTGCTGCTTGTGGACCATCGAATAATCTATCGGATGGATGCTCAATGTGAAGAATTGCTGCTTCGGAAAGAAATGATATGAAACTTTGCATAGGGTTCCCAATATAATGTTACCCCCTATTTATAACAATTTCTTCCCATGGAAAATTCAACTTGGTGTCTGTGTGCACAATAGATTCCCTTTCAAACCGTGGAGTATATATTAACATATTCTCATCATCGTAAACTGGTATCGTAATAGTGTCATCAACTTGTGCTTTTCTACCGCCACGACGACAGGTTAAAATCAACCAATCTAAATTATGTTTTTGATATTTACGCCCAAGATGAGATAAAAGTTCACGATCTCCATAATGAAAAGGCACGAAGGATTCATCATATCCACCAGAATCTAAGAATAGTTTTCTCGGTATTAGAAATTGATTTAATGCCATATACGTGTCTCCTCGACCATGAAACTTGGCATTAAGTTCATACCAAGAATCAAGATCGAGGGTTTCGGTCTGTAATCTTTTAAGATCAGATGGTTGTAGTGTGTAGTCTATGTCCAGAAACAATAACCAGTTAGATTGTGCTAGTCTTGCGCCAAGATTGCGACAACCATGACTGTTAAATCCAATATCTTCAGTAACTTTATACAATGAAAAATTAATATTATCATTTAATGTATGTTCTCTAAGAACATTTTCTGCAGGTTCTATTTGAGAACCGTCATCAAATAATATAATATTTACTGGAGTATTAAAGTAATTCCATCTCTCTATTTGTGTTTCGAGGTGGAGTCTTTCATTGTAATACGTTTGAATTATTGTTATATTATTCCGCAACAATTCCCGCCATCTCCTCGGAGGCATCTACAACAGTCAAGTCAGTCGCAGGAAAGTCAACCGATTCGGTCAAGTGATACTGCATGTATTCATTATGAGTCATTGTTTCCTCAACATACAGTTGCCAACCAGAAAGAGTTTCATGAAGTTGTGGATAGTGATTCTCGATAAGATGTCTCTTAGAATCCATAACCTTGCCAATCTCAGGTAGTGTCGGTTCATAATCAAACCTAGCAATAATGTATTCTTTACCACCAGATGCTCTCCACAGAGGCATATCTTCTGTTCCTGCATTAGTCCACACCAACGTGGTTGCAACCAACTTCAATTTCAATTCTTGTGTTTCAGTTTCTTCAGTCATAATCTATCCTTGTTTTAAAAATGGTGATGCCAGTAGGATTCGAACCTACGACCTAGAGCTTAGAAGGCTCTTGCTCTATCCAGCTGAGCTATGGCACCAATTACTATTCAACTATACTATACTTATTACGAGAAGTCAAGTCTTTTCTCGAAATCTATCTCGTTCAGGGTAAACAAACCATCCTGTTGCAATATATTTTTTCCCGACTAGATCTGGATTTGCTCGATGAACATGAGTGTATGCAGCGGGCCAAATAACCAGTGTTCCAGCAGTAGGCGTGAATGCTAAATCCTGATATTTAAATTCGGTTTTCCCGCCTTCTTCAACATCATTCAAGTATAACATCCAAACTGCAAATCTTATTGCAGATTCTCTTCCCGAACCTTGTTCATGATGCCATCGATGAAATCCTCCGCCCGTCTCAGAGCGCTGGAATTTCCATCCTGGCGACAAAACCTCATACACTGATTTTCCAGTCGATGGATATTTGGTATTATACTTGCGCCATGCACGTGCCAACGCTTCCATTATCTTATCTTCTGATGGTTTCAATGAACCATAACAACTGGTAAATATATTCCAGTCTGTCCTAGACGCATCATCAGACAACACACAACTATTCCCAGGATCTGGGCGTGAAATAATATCATCGACTCTATCACATGCCTCGGCGCATTCCTCGGCAGTCAATACGTTCGGATATAGTTCTATAAAATTAGAAGTCAAATTTAGACAACTCCCTCGTACGAGATCCAGATGGAGTCCGCTCAAAAACAGGAACAGCATCTTGTCCTGAATCGGTGATACCTTGTTGAGCAGACAACTCTAGATCGAACAGTTTCATTTTCCCACGGTCAATACCAACCATGAACCTTTTATTTATAGCAGGGTCATTATACCGATTCTTCAACTGCTTGACCATAAGTTGCCCCATGTTCTCAAGTTCTTCCGTCGAGATTAGAGCAAACATCAAGTCAGCAGTTGCTGGTAATCCGAATGACTCCGAAGTGTCAGTCAAGTCAACATCACTGTTTGCATATCCACCACGAGTAGTTTGAGTGGCAGATACAACAGGAAGGTCAAACTCAACTGCGAACCCACGAAGTTCTTCAGCGATTGCCTTCACATATGTATAAGAGTTTACACCAGCACCTGCTTTAAAACGACTGGATGCACAGATGTTAAGATAATCTACGAAGATAATATCAGGAGCAAAGTTGCGCTTCAGTTGCAGTTCGTTTAGTAGTGCTTTGAAGTGACCGACATGCGCACTGGCAGTTGGATACTCCTTGATGATCAACTTACCTTCAGTCTTTTTCTTAATCTTATCGATACGATTATCGAACATGGACTTGGACAGATCTTTAAGATCCTGGATATTAACGTTCATCAAGTTGGCATCGATGCGTTCAGCGATGCGTTCTTCTGCCATTTCCATGGTGATATACAGAACATTCTTACCTTGCCCCAGCGCACCTGCTGCCATGTGACACATGAACAGCGACTTACCAACGCCAGTGCCAGCAAGCGCAATGTTTAGCGTCTTATTTGGCAGACCACCATTAGTAATCTTGTTGAACATGTCAAGATCGAACGGCAACTTGTTCTCAACACGATGGTAGAAGTCATAACGTGATTCCGAGTTGTCAAGATAATCATGCCCAACGTTATTGTCGAAACAAACACTCAACGCATCCTGTAGAATAGAAGGAATACCATCTTGAGTGTGTTGCTTATCATCACCATCGATAATCTGAATCGACTGCATGATTGCATTGTAAACTGCCTTGTCCTTACAGAACTTCTCAGTTTCTTCGAGCAACCACTTGGCATTCACATCAAGAGAATCATCTAGATGTGTCAGTTTTTCATTGATATTTTTAAAATCATTTTCGTTTATGCTACGGTCATTCTGCACCGCAATTTCAATTGCTTCAACTGACGGAAGCGAATTATACTTCTCGATAAAATCTTTTGCGTAATTGAAAATCTTACGCTCGGAAGAATCATGGAAATATTCTGGTGTTATGAATGGTATAACTTTACGAGCATAGTCTTCATCAGAAAACAACTTACTCAGTATAATCGTCTCGATCTTCTGCAATTTTTAAATCCTCTATCTCATCATATTCATGTGCAATTTTAATGCAACATGGTTCACAAACAAAGACCTCGTACTCGAGACCATCATCAATACCGTGAAGGCAAATAGCAGGGTCATTCTTTTTCAGAACGACCCCACATTGATCACATATCTTGATTGTCGTATTCTTCTGAAATATCTTCATCAGAAATGTCCACATTATCACCCTCCATCATTTGTCCATTACCCATGCGATAACGATTCTCAATCCATTCGCCGAACGTCGGATCGGTAAGAATCGGCATCCAGAACTCTTTGTTGTAGGTGTCATTGAGACGATACTTCTTTTCTTCACCAACACGCTGGTACCAACCATTGCTTGGTTTTACGACGTGACCAGATGCCAACGAAATATCCAACAGACCAGACCATTTACTGATACCACCCTCAAAGGTAACTTCAATAGGGATCTTTGACTTCTCGCGAACATAACGAGACTTCTCGACGTTAATGATAAAGTTGTAACCAACTACCTCAGTGCCAGACTTCTCTTGCTGGCGACCGATAATGAAGATATTATCAGCAGAGTAATAGATACCAGTACCACCAGACACGATTGCCTTCGGGAACATACCGATTTCCATGTAAGTATGATTGACCACGACCATAGGAATATCCTTAATGGTAAGGTGTGGGGTGATCATACGGAACAGTGACTTCATCTGCTTGGCGCGAGTCATGTCAGCAACTGACTTACCATCAAGCGCATCGTCGACTTCCTTCTTCGATGCCAAGTTACCAACAGAGTCAACAACAATCATAACGTTATCGCCACGCTCAAACTGATTAATTTGCTGCATGACATCATGCTTCAACTGTTCAATGTCAGTGATTGGTGTATGAATTACCATGTCAGTATTGATACCGAAATTCTCAAAGTATGACTGCGGTGCACCAAACTCCGAATCATAGAACAGAATGACACCGTCGGGATACTTGGTCTGGAAACTCTTAACCAGCATCATAGCAAACGCTGTCTTGAAATGCTTTGATGGACCAGCAAAGACAGTCAATCCTGGAGTCAATCCTCCATCAAGTTTACCTGACAGGGCAACGTTCAAAGCAGGAACTGATGTTTGAATCAGATCCTTAGTGCTAAACAACTTACTCTTAGAGAGAACATTAGTCTCCTTAATGGTACTGTTCTTTTTAATTTTATCGATTAGTGCATTCATGTAAACATATCCTCTAACGTGGCAACTGGTTCTGTATTCCAACCAATGCCTTCTACAATTTGTT